ATGCTTATACATGAAAAAATTAGAGATGAAGTAATTGAAAGATTAAAACCTGCTCTTTCAAGCCAAGTTAAACGTTTTTATAGCGGCCGCATCCTTGGGTTAAATCCTTCTGAACAATGTCCTGCTATTTCCGTTTATTTAGAAGATATTAGTTTAGATCAAACTTGCCTTTGTGATAGTGAATTAAATGCAACACTCAATATTGCTATTTATTTAAAACCTCACTCTGGCGAAGATGAATTAGATAATATTGCAGAATTAATTCGAAATACTATTTATAACAGCGAATTAAAATCTGTTCTTAATATTTCATTAAAGAGTTATGACTATAACTATGATGAAGAACAAGCCGCATGGATTTCATCAGTTCTTCAGTTTGCTATCAACTATGATGAATAAGGACCAATTATGCTTAAAAAATTAATCGAATTACGCCAACAAAAGGCAGAAAAAGTCGCAGAAATGCGTGCAATGCTTGATAAAGCAGAAAAAGAAAATCGTTCATTGGATGAAACTGAATCAGTAGATTTTGATAAATTGAAAGATTTAGTGAAACAATTGAGTGATGAAATCAGTAAATACGAAACCGTAGCAGATGAAGAACGTAATCTTGGTGCGCAATCTAACCCATTAGAAACCCGCAGCACGAAACAATTTTCAAATGATGAATTGCGCCATTACATTAAAACTGGTGAACTTCGTAATTTAACGACAGCTAACGGTGAAGATGGCGGCTATTCAGTTATCCCGCAATTAGACAAAGAGGTCATGAAACGCTTAACAGATGATAGCGTCATGCGCCAGCTTTGTAATGTAGTTCGCTTGCCTATCGGTGCGAAAGAATACAAAAAATTAGTATCGGCTGGCGGTGCAACCGTTGAGCATGGCACAGAGGGCACTGCACGCAACGGCACAGCAACCCCGAAACTTCACGAAGTAACTATTGCTTTAAATTCTATCTATGCTTATCCAAAAACCACTCAAGAGATTTTGGACTTCTCAAGCATTGATGTTTTAGGTTGGCTCACTGATGAAATCACTGAGACTTTCACTGAAACAGAAGAAGTGGATTTAACCTCTGGTGATGGTAACAAAAAATCAAAAGGTTTATTGACCTACGAACGAACAACTGAAAACGACAAAGTGCGCCCATTCGGCAAACTTCAAAAAATCGAAGTAGCAGGTGCGACAAAAATTGAGGCAGACACTTTAATCGATGCGTTCTATACCCTTCACAGTAAATACCGCAAAAATGCCGTATGGGTGATGTCATCAACCATTGCAGCAGCATTACAAAAACTCAAAAACAAAAATGGCGATTACATTTGGCGAGATGGTTTAACAACCGATGCACCAGCAACATTATTAGGCCGTCCAGTTTACTTCTTAGAGACAATGCCGACAGGTGGTGCAAATCAAGCCGTTATCGCTTTTGGTGATTTCAAACGTGGTTACTTCATTGTCGATCATGAAACAGGCGTGCGAACCCGACCAGACAACTTAACCGAGCCAGGATTCTATAAAGTCCACACCGATAAATATTTGGGTGGTGGCGTGGTAGATTCCAACGCAATTAAAGTGATTGAGACAACAGCGTAAATCATAGAGGGGCGAAAGCCCCTTTTTTGCTTAATAGGTGAAAAATGAAGAAAGAATTTGAAATCCGCTCTGCAACCATTGCTACCGATGAAGAGAATCAAAAGCTCGTTGGTTATGCGGTCAAATGGAACAGTCCTTCACAAGTGCTTTATTGTGATTTTGTAGAATCCTTTGCGCCTAAAGCATTCAGTGAAAGTTTAGCCAGTGGCGAAGATGTTCGTGCACTCTTTGAACACGACTACACCAAGTTACTCGGTCGCACCAGTGCGGGAACCTTAAAACTAGAAGAAGATTCAATCGGCTTACGTTTTGAACTCACACCGCCTAATACAACTATTGGGAAAGATTTATTGGTGAGTGTGGCGCGTGGTGATATTACAGGTATGTCATTTGGATTTAGAGCCAGTCAAGAAGAATGGGATTTTGATGTAGAGCCTTGCCAACGAACCGTACAAAAAGCCGAACTCTTTGAAGTTACCGTAACAAGCATTCCCGCCTATCCTGAAAGTAGCGTAGAAATTGCTAAGCGTTCGATGGTCGCTGCCAAAGAAAAAACACAAGAACACTCTACCGCACTTTTGAAACAGTGGCTTGATGTGATGGAGGCTTAATATGTGGAATCCTTTTAGACGAAAAGAGCAACGTAGCGAGCCAACCACACTCGAAGAGCTTTTATCTTACATGGGCGTAAACAATACAGGTGCAGGCGAATTTGTTAGTCCACAAACTGCAGAATCGTTACCCGCAGTAATGAATGCCGTTACCGTCATTTCGGAGGCGGTCGCATCAATGCCTTGTTATCTATACGCACTAAAAGAAGATGGCCGAGAAAGAATCTATCGTCATCCTGTTGAATATCTTCTCAATGAAATGCCAAACCGCAGCCAAACACCGTATCAATTCAAAAATACAATGATGCGCCATTGTTTGCTAAATGGTAACGCTTATGCCGTGATTGAGTGGAATAACAAGGGCGAACCAATAAGCCTTACTCCCTATCAACCAAGTGCGGTAAATATCTTCCGTAAAGTAACAGGTGAATATATTTATCAAATCACAGACTTAAACGGGGTAACAAAAAACTATCTTCAAGATGAGATTTTACATTTACGCCATAGTTCTATTGATGGATTTATGGGGCGTTCCCCGATAACAGTTTGCCGTGAAACGGTCGGATTAGGTTTAGCCCAACAACGCCATGGCGCAGCCATTATGAAAAACGGATTGATGGCAAGCGGGCTTATCTCAACGGCTGAATGGTTAGATGATGCAAAAGCGCAGAAAGCCGTCAAAGCTCTTGAACGTTACAAGGGTGCGAAGAATGCAGGTAAAACCCCTATTCTTGAAGGCTCAATGGAATATAAACAATTAGGCATGACAAACCAAGATGCAGAATGGTTAGCCAGTCGCACGTTCACAATTTCCGATATAGCCCGAATCTACAATATTAGCCCGATTTTCTTACAAGATTATTCGAATAGTAGCTATTCGAATTTCAGTGAGGCGAGCCGCGCATTTCTTTCTCAAACCTTGCGCCCTTGGCTTACTAACTTTGAGCAACAACTCAAAGACGCCTTGATGATTGATTTAGGTAGCAACACCAATAAACGTTACTTAATCGAATTTGATACAAGCGACTTATTGCGCACCAGTCAAAGCGAACGTTTCAGTAGTTATGATGTAGCAATCAAAGCGGGTGTAATGTCTCCAAATGAAGTTCGCCGCCGTGAAGGTTTACCGCCTTATGAAGGTGGAGATGAATTTAGCCAGGCTTGGAAACAAACTGTAGAAGTTAAACGCGGTGATGAACAAGAACAGGGGGCAAGCAATGGCAGTGATGCTTAAGGCGGGGAAATATAACAAGGTCATCACCATTGAGGCGAGAAACTATCCCCGAGAGCGAGAAACCAATCTACACGGTGAACACAAAGCATTTTGGAAACATATCGCAACCGTCCGCGCCAGTGTAGAGCCATTGCAAGGGCGAGAGTATTTTAGTGGCCCGTTTCAAATGGGTGAAAACATCATCCGCATTCGCATTCGCTACATTGAGGGCATTACAAACAAAATGCGAATTAAATACGGTAAACGACTATTTGATATTTATTCGGTGATAGACAGTATGGAATCACACCGAGAATTGCAGTTAATGTGTAAAGAGGGCGAGGCTTATGGCGAATATTAATTTAACCATCGATGACATCAAAGCGCATTTAAATCTTGATCATGATTTAGATGATGCGTTACTCGAAACCTATAAGGTCGCTACATTGGAAGTATGCCAAAAGCATATAGGCAAAAACTTTGGTGATGAAGAAACAGAAAACACCGTTCCGTTTACGCCATCAATTAAAGTCGGCTGCTTAATGTATATCGCCTACCTCTACACAAACCGTGAGGCTATAACAGACTTAGCCAATCTTAAACAAGCACCCATGACGATTTCCGCACTATGGGAAGTCTATAGAGAGCCTTGCGCTTACTAAGAGTGTAGCTATGCCTTATCAACCATTAAGACGTTGTAGTTATCCAGGATGTAGAAACAAAGTGAAGTCGGGCAGATGTGAAGAGCATAAGCCAAAAGACAACCGCCCAAACAGCAGCGCACGAGGTTACGATCACAAGTGGAGTAAATACCGAGCACAATACTTAAAGCATCACCCTCTTTGCGTGATGTGCTTAGAGAAAGGCATCTACACGCCCGCTACAGTGATAGACCATATCAAGCCAGTAGAGAACGGACAAGCAGATCCGCTATTTTGGGTTGAATCTAACCATCAATCTTTATGCCGTGATTGCCATAGCTACAAGACACGAGTGATAGACCAACGCGGATTTGGTGCGAAGAAGTAAACCGTTTTGATATCGAAACAATTGAAGGGTGTGCATATGTACACAGTTGAGTTGTATTCATATGGTAACAACTAAGCCAACCAATCCAAATTTGGATTGGTATAAATTTTGAACAAAAGACAATTTGAACAGGTGGGGGGAGTTTTTGAAAGAAAGTGGTAAGCCTAAAGAACCGCCCGCCCCCTTTAATTTTTATGCAAAGTAATTTTTTTGAAAATAAGGAAACACAATGACAGCCAAAAAGAAGAATTTACACACCCCGCCAAGTTTTTTAGATCCGATTGCTAAATCAGTATGGAAAGAGCGTATCCCTCAACTTCTTGAACGTGGCGATATTCAAGATGCCGATTTAATTCACCTTGAGTTATATTGCGTGAACTATTCTCTTTTCCGTGCAGCCGTTGAAGATATTCATAAAAACGGCTTTTCAATCGTCAATAGCCAAGGCACGCAATCAAGAAACCCCGCATTATCCGCGAAAGCTGATGCAGAAAAAGTGATGGTGAAAATGTCCTCACTATTAGGCTTTGATCCAGTTAGCCGTAGAAAAAATCCTGTTGAAGTTGATTCAACCGATATGATTGATGAAATCCTCACAATGTAGGCTAAATATGGCAATCTGGCACGAATACGCAGAGAAAATTCAATCAGGTGAAATAGTGGCTTGTAAGAAGATAAAACAAGCCGTAGCGCGTTATTTTAACGATTTAAACAACCCCGATTATTTCTTTGATCAAAGTGCGGTAGAAAAATTTATCGCTTTCTCGAAACTATGCCCACACGTTAAAGGACACTTGAGAGGTGAGCCGATTATTCTTTCAGATTGGCAAGTATTCCTCTTTGCCAACATTCTAGGATTTAAGCGTAAAGATACAGGATTAAGAAAATATCGCTCTGCTTACGTTCAAGTAGCAAGAAAAAACGCCAAATCAACGGTAGCAGCCGTTTTAGCCAATTGGTTTTTAGTGATGGAAGGCGGCCAACAAGATATATACACGGCAGCCGTAAGCCGAGACCAAGCCCGAATCGTTTTTGATGATGCGCGTCAAATGTGCTTACTTTCGCCTTTACTGAAAAAACGGCTCAACATTCAACAGCACAAACTCATCAACCCTAAGAACAACAGTATCATGCGCCCTCTTGCCGCTAAATCTTCAACCATTGAAGGCACAAACCCTAGTTTAGCGATTGTTGATGAATATCACCTACACACGGACAACAGCGTATATAGCGCGTTAGAGCTAGGACAAGGCGCACGCCCAGAAGGTTTACTCTTTGCTATTACAACCGCGGGAAGTAACGTGATTTCGGCTTGTAAACAGCACTATGATTATTGTGCACAAATCCTTGAAGGGAATGAACAGAACGATAGCTTGTTCGTATTGATTTTTGAACTGGATGAAGAAAATGAAATCGACAAGCAAGAGAACTGGATAAAAGCCAATCCCAATATTGGTAAATCTATTCCTTACCTTGATTTTGAAAACACGATTAAAAAAGCTAGGGGAATTCCTTCCGAATGGGTGGAAATGCTTACCAAGCGATTTAACGTATGGTGTCAAGGCACAACCCCGTGGCTAGGCGAAGGAAACTGGGCGCAATGCGAACGGCAGTACACCGAAAGCGATTTACTTCACCAAGATTGCTATTTAGGGCTGGATTTATCAAGTACCAACGACTTAACAAGCCTTTGTTATACATTCCCACACGGAAACAAAGTGCGCTTGCTTACACGACACTATATTCCCGAATTCCAGCTTAACAACGTGGCAAATAAAAACCGCGCAATGTATCGAAACTGGGTGCGTAGTGGTTGGTTAATAGCAACGGAAGGGGATTGTATCGACTACGACAAAATAAGAGACGATATTCTGAAAGATGCACAACGTTTCAATATTAAGATGATTGGCTTTGACGTATGGAATGCAACCCATTTACGCACACAATTACAAGCGGCAGGGCTTGAGGTTGAGCCATTCCCGCAAACCTATCAACGATTTAGCCCGGTGGCGAAAAGTGCAGAAGTATTAATAAATAGACAGATGATAGAACATTATGGCGATCCAGTGCTTACCTGGGCGCTATCCAATGTGGTGATGGAAACCGATGCCAACGCCAACATTAAACCAAACAAGAAGAAAGCCGCAAACAAAATCGACCCAGCCGTAGCCTTTCTGATGTCTTTCGGCACTTATCAACTTGAATATGGTGATTTGATTTTCGAGCTTTCAGATGAACACAAACACGCATTAGAACAATTTAATGGTATTGATTTATAACTACAGAGGGAAACTATGGCAGTTCAAATAAAAGGCTTAAAAGAACTTGAGCAAAACTTAAAAAAACTAAACAAGGATATAAACAAAGTCGCTGCAAAAGCAATTAGAAAAGGACTAAATAGCGCGGCCAAGTCGGTTGAAAAAACAATCAAGCCGAATGTTCCAACATTGAAGAGTAGCACTAATTTCCGACAAAAAGGAACAATTAAAAACAACGTTCGACATAAAACAAGGGTAGCCAAAGATGGCCTAAGCGGTATCACTGCAATTCGAGTTATGCGAACAAACGGCCGTAGAATGGCAAAAATTGGGGAAAATACAAAAGATAAATCAGATCCATTTTACTGGTGGATGGTTGAATATGGCACAGTAAAAATGAAAGGTCGTCATTATATGGAAAAAGGCTTTAAATCTGGTGAGGCACAGGCTCTAAGAATTGCAAAAGAAGTTGCAGAAGAAGAATTAAAAAAAGCGTTCAAATAATAGAAAAGCCCGACATTTCACAATGTTGGGCTATTTTGTCTAAAAACTTACATGCAGGACGATGATTAGGCATTCCACTCCTTAAAGTTTGCGGCAAACTTCCGAAAAAGTAAGCCGCTCACGTTTAGAAGACTTTGAAAATATTTCTAAATTCAAAGCGAGACTATTATAAAACTTTTCTGATGAACAAAAAATAGCCGTAGCTTAACGCATCTAAACTTTGATAAAATAGAACAAGAAATAAACAGAGAAACAAGGGGAAAAGTATGATTAAATCCGTTTTATCCGCATTTGGTTCATTTGTATTTTCTGCTTTAGATTTTTTGTTATTTTTGGCTATATTGCTTTTTGTTGGCTTGTTGGTTTTCATCTTTTGGCCAATATTAAAATGGCCTTTACTTGCTTTTCTAATAGGTGCTATCGCCTTCTTTTGTTATCTAATATACAAGATAAAAGAGAAACCAAAACCACTAGAACAAGACGAAATATTATCTAGCTGGGCAGAACAGGAATTGCAACGCCCTATCATTCAACGGATTTTACAAAAACAAGAGGAAAATAAACCGTTCATTAGCGGAACAATAACGCATATTGGAAATGACGGAAAAGAAACTCAATTAGGCAATATCACTATCCATTTAAAGTAAAGGAATAATTAATCAAATAAAGCGCATCTAGGCTGATCCCCGAAAGCAAAGCACCTTACTTTGTTGATGCGCTCCTACCAATAAGGACAAATGCAAAAGGGGCGTTTGATGAGTAAACTACTTGATGTTGATCTCGAAGAACAAAAAACTGTTAAAGAATGGCTGAAAATATACGGTATTTCATTTGATGAAAATCAAACAGACGAAGAACTAAGAAAATTATTATTTAATAATTTTATACCCCCTAAAAAACTTGCTATAGAGTATTTATTTACTGGGAAAACGCCCGAAAAAAAACTAGGTGAGGCTATTGATTTGCTTGATAAGCTCGAGTATTTGATTTTTCATTGGGTTCGTGAGAAAAATAAATTTATTATAGATATTTTAAGTAATGGCGTTACAGCTGAAAAAATGATGGAGCATAATGAAAAAGATAATGAATATGGAGAATTATCATTAGACTGTATTGGTTGTTTAAAGACAGATTTTAATGAACTTTATGCGCTCAGTGAGGTTTCGCCAACAGCAGAACGAATGAAGTTAGGAAAAACCCAAAAAACCAAGAAACCCGATCAAATCAAGGCTGAAGAATGGGTTAAAGATGTATGGAGAATGCATCCTGATGTTACACAAGGACAAATGGCAATAGATGTTAAAGATGCTTTAGACCTACCTCAAACAATTAAAACGATAACTGGATGGATTAAACCTCTAGACCCACAAAAAGGAAAGAGAAAAAGAAAACCTAAAGATTATTACCAATAAGCAACTTATTTCCTGAAATAAGCTACTTTTCGCCATTATTCCATTTCTAAAAATCAGTTCTAATACCTCTCGTAACGTTACACAACACATTTTATGTTTAACTACGAGAGGTATTTTTCATGAACGAAGCTCAAAAATTAAATCTGAATTTAAACCCACAGCAAAAACTAATCTCTGGTGAAACCGCTTGCCATATTGTTGGCTTTGGTCGCACCAAACTCAACTTGCTTGTAAAAGCTAAAAAATTTCCTCAACCAATCCGCTTTTCACAAAACTTTGTTCGTTGGGATTTAGAAGAAGTGAATCAATGGATTGAAGAACAGAAGGCTGCACGTGCTTAATGGAGGGAATATGGCGACAAGATTAATGACAATCGCTTTAGAACTTATTTCCAATCCTCAAACCGGAATCAGCGAGAAAAACGGAATCGTTGTTTAGATATTCCATTTTTCACTGAAAGCAATATTCAACATTCAATTAATTTATTAGGAGGTATCCAATGAATCTTCAGGAAAAATTTGAGCAGGAATATAAAACTGCTCCATTGACTATCACACAGAAATTAGTTTATCCGCATTTCGTCATAAATTACTCAGAAGAATTTGATTTGTTTTATTCAGTATTTAACTTGGATAAAAACAATACTTTTTGTGATGAGGTTGGCACGGAATTACTAGATGCTTTGTTATCCGGCATAGCAATTAAACAAAGCACTTGCGAAATTCCGCTATTAGTGACTAAACAGGATTTAGATTTGATTTACTCGTTAGAGACTTCAAACCCGATTATTAATCTTGATGAGCAATATCAAACATTACAGTAAAACAAAAGCCCACGTTAGCGCGCGGGCTTATATCATGGAGTTCAATCATGAATATAATTTATGTAAATTATAAACAATGTGAAAATAATTACAATACATTTCGCTTTACAAAGTGCGGTCAAATTTGCGAGTATATTTACACCTTAGCAAAATCTAAGGTCAGCCGTGGAAAGCTGAACTATTTACTACTGGCGAACGATAGCACGCCATTAAACCGTGCTTTTTTTGTTCGTGACATTCGCACACCAAAAGAATATGCGGATTTTGTTTTCAATCTAAATCCGATCATTCTCTCAATGGTAGAGCGTAATGAGCCGTCTTTGACGGGCTGTTTTCCAGTAGAAACAGTTTTCCACCTTGTTACGTTCTACCGCCCGACCGTGGAAAGTCTAGCGGTAGTTCCTGAAAATTTACTACTGGAACTTACGCAAATGTATCAATTCATTTTTGCGCTTATTCGCGCACCTCAAATCAAAATCAGACTTCTTGCCGATAATGAACAACAAGCACGTTCACGTTTTACCGATGGCGACACCTTGTTATTTGTTGGCAGAATTAACCAAAACCCACTCAAAAACAACCACACTTTAGCGGCACTTCCTACCCTTTCTGTATCTGCTGAAATGGAGGTGGCACATGGCTAACCGCATTATCCAAGTAGAACAATGCCAGATTAATTTGTTAAAGCTCCAGATGGACGGATTAAGTCAATTAGAAAGCATGTTATTGGCGTTATATATCAACCCTGATGTGTTCGATGAAATGGATTCTTTTGATATTGCCTACACTATCAAAGGTATTAAGAACCTATTGAGCTATATCAAAGTTGATATGGAAGAACGCATAGCTTTTATTGAAGGCGTACAGGAGTCAAGCAATGACTGAGCAAGTGAACCTACCCTATCAATTAATCTTTGTTTATGACGATGGCGACCAATTCATAGCGGGTAAATATGACACGCTTAGAGAGGCGTTACAGGCAAAAATCAGATGTAAGCACGAAATAGGACAAGCCGATATTTGCGGTCGAGTGTTAGAAGTGATCACGATTTTGAAAGGGGGAGACAATGAAAGCTAAAAAAATCAAAGCATTCAAAGAACCCTATACACCGACACCCGAGCAGTTAGAGAAATCTTGTAAACGGATTAAACAATTCTTAGCCTTTGCAGAAGATTATCTACACTCTGGACACTACAAAGGACTGGCGGCATCAATCGAACAAATCAAGAAAGCAGCAACAATTAGAAAGGTGGCACAACATGAAACCAAGTAACCCAATGCAACAACTTCAACAGTGGAAAGATAACCGCAATGCAAATCTGCATTCTGCTAACACCAACCAAACCAAAGTGAAACTCTACGCGAATCCCTTATCTTTTAAATTCGCCCAGCTGTCACGCCAATTCAAGCTGATTCTGGACAGTAACCGCAAGTGTTTAGAGGTTTATCCTGATGATTTCCATCACAAAATCAAGTTTAGAGATGAACTTACTGATTTAGTGGTGAGATTGAAAACAGGCGGAAAGTTATTTAATGAAATGGTTAAGGCGCAAGGTGCAAAACTTAACCAAAATAACCAAGAAACAATCAGAAACTTTAATCAAGCCAATGACTACTTAATCCATAAGTTCGGTGAAGTGATAAAACAGATTGAGCAGTTACAAGTTGAATATGTTAATTCTGTAGTTTTACTCAAAAATGAGAAAAACTTAATCGTTAGCGAGGATAAATAAGATGGATATGAATCAAAAACTAGACTATTCGAAATTAAGTGCTCTCGAATTAAAAGCGATCGCAATGAGTTATCGAAATATGCTTGAAAATAAAGGTGAAACCTTTCATTCCTCTTTACCTTATTTAAGTGGAGCAATAGAAGTATTAGCTGAGGAATTGGCTGATTGTCCAGCCATGAATATTGATGAATTAAAGATTCTTCATGATGAACTCTTAATGGTCAATAAGCATTTATTACAAATGGCACCGAAACCACCTTCATCTAATCCAGAAGAAAAAGTAGCAACTTTAACTAATGATGAGATTATTGATGGATTGCTGAAAAATAGCATAGCGCTCTCTTTAGTTAAAACCTTTAAATACTTTCAAGAGGTGATTGCTGACCGTATCAATGCTATTGAAAACGGAGTGATTAAAGGGGTGAATAATGGCACGATTAATTAATGCACCGCACCTTGCGGATCAAGTTCATGAACCTTACTCCGATATTTTTATTCTTGCTGGGCGTAAAGCCTGGCAAGCATGGGATAACGGAAAGGGTGAAGAATGGCTCTTGTTATGTTCTTTAATTCACGGATTAGATAGAAATATAAAACCAGTTATTCTTGCTGAAAAACAATTAGAGAATATTTCTTCTATCCGCATAGTAAAAGAAGATCAACGATCAGTAAAACTTGTTCAATATGGTGAACTAGCACAAGCTGAAATAACGGCTATTTGTCAAAACTTAGCTAAAAACTCTGATGCAATAGATGTCAAACTTCTTGATTCTGCAGCGCAGACTAAAGAAGATTTAAGTGCTTATATTCAACGCTTACGCAATGATAAAGATACTGCAGATCTCGCAGAGCAATTAGCACCGCCAGAGAAATTAAAAGAAAAAGACGGAACGAACAAAAAATCACGAGCCTTTCAAAAGTGGTTAAATTTAGATATGGCACTACAGCGTGGTTGCAGAGAAATCTATGCTTATGATGGTAAAACATGGAATAAACAAGAAAATGATGACTTGGAAGAGAAAGCAGTTAAATTTCTCGATGAAAATGAATTTAACTACAGCGATTCTACAATAGAGCGGTTAATCAAGACATTAAAAGCCCAATTGCCAAGAATGGGAGAAATGTCTAACGATTTGATAGCCTTTGAGAATGGTGTGTTAAATCGCAATACAATGGAATTTGAATCGCATAATCGGCAAAACTGGCTAACCTCTTGTATTCCTCATAAGTATGATAAGCATGCTACAGATACACCGCACTTTGACAAATGGTTGAGCTTTGTATCTGATGGAAACAAAGAAAAAGCAAGAAACATTCTAGCCGTTTTATATGCGATCTTAACCAATCGTTATAACTGGCAAATGTTCTTTGAAATTACAGGAAAGGGGGGAAGTGGTAAATCTGTGTTTGCCAGTATCGCCACTTTATTGGCTGGTGTAAAAAACACTGCATCAAGTAACTTAGAAAAGCTTGATGATGAACGCGGACTATCTGGACTTGAAAATAAAACGCTGATTTTATGCCCTGAACAATCAAAATATGCTGGAGACGGTAGCGGTTTAAAATCTATCACTGGCGGGGATACTGTAAGGGTGAGATATAATTATCGAGATCCATTTGATGTAAAAATCACGGCCCTAGTTATGCTGATAAATAATAGACCTTGTTCATTTACAGAGCGTTCTGGTGGAGTTGATCGAAGACGTGTTATTTTTGACTTCAAAAAGATAGTGCCAGAAGATGAACGCGATCCGCATTTTATGGATAAAATCACTCTAGAAGTGGGCGGAATTATTCGCAAGGTGTTTGATTCATTCCCTGATCCAAATGATGCGAAAAAGGCTTTAAAAGCCCAAATGGAAAGCCAAGAGGCGTTAGAAGTTAAAAAACTATCTGATCCACTTACAGACTTCTTCGGTTATTTCTACACGACAGAACAAACAGATGGGCTTTTTATTGGTGTTACAAGCATGGGATTAGACAAAATAAGAACGCACCTTTACCCAGCCTATTTAGCCTATACAAAGGCGATGAATATCGCTGAATTAGGGCTGAACAATTTTGTAATTGGGGTTGAGCAAGCCTTAAAACAGAATGGCAATAAACATGATTTCATGAAGAAACATACCAAAACTGGACGTAGGACAAATATCCATTTTAAGGATTTTGATAGTTTTCGAAATGAAATGTTTAGTTAAAAATAGCGGGTTAAACCCCGCTTTTTTATTGAGTCTTCACCAAAAGGTGAAGGCTTGGTGAAGGGTTAAAAGGGTAGTTTTCACCACTTAAAGTATTGATTTGTAAATAAAAAACACTAAAGGTGAAGAGGTGAAGACTAAAACCTATAAAAAACTTTTTTAATATACTAATTATAAATTTAAGTTCATTCCGCAAGATTCACAATAATCACCGATAAGCTGCATTATAGGTTTTCTTTCTTCTAAATAATTATATCGATTGTAAGTATTTTCTAAATCGTCCCCACCTTCTAATAAATGAGAGAGAATAGTTTCAGATACATTGCGTTCAACTTTATGAGAGGCTAAGAATGTTTTAATAAACGCACGGATGCCGTGAGCAGTTAATTTATCTTTATAGCCAATTCGTTTTAAAGCAACATTTACGGTTGCTTTATTCATGGGTTGATTTTTTGATGAGCGACCAGCAAAAACAAAAGAGCTATTTTCAGAAAACAGTTTCATCACTTCTAAAAGCTGAATTGCTTGTGAAGATAAAGGCACAGTATGCGGTCGTTTTTTATCTGCTTGTCCTTTCATTTTTTCTTTTGGGATATTCCACAACTTGTTATCAAAATCAATTTCTGACCATTCCGCATTTACCGCCTCTTTTGGTCGTAATGCAGTTAAGAATGACCAACAAATTAATAAATAGGTTTTCTTCCCTATACGAGCATTTGCTAAGTCTTGGAATAATTTTGAGAGTTCATCAAGTTTAATAGTGGGATGTGGCGTAGAGGATTTTATATAGAAGTTTTTCACGGCCAATCTGCAGTTATGACTTTCTATGATACCTTGTGTTATCGCATGATCCATAATTGCGCCGACAAGCTGGTGGATTTTTTTGAGGGTGTTACTTCTATCTGCTATTTTTTCATAAATGCTAACTAACTCTTTTACTTTTATTTCTGATACATGCTTATCACCAATATAAGGGAAGATATGATTTTTCAATCTTTCCCAATTCTTTTCTCGTGTTTCTGGATTTTTAGCTTTTTCTTTGTAGATACCATTAAAGTAACTTTCTGCAACAGAATGGAAAGTATCTTTTAAACGGTTTTCATATTCTTGTTGGATGCGGATTTTTTCTTCTTGTGGATCGATACCTTTCGCAAGTAACGCACGATATTCTTCACGTTTAGCACGGGCATCTGCTAACGATAATTCTGGATAACCGCCTAAGGCCATTTTTGTTCTTTTCCCGGTTACTGGTCTAGCGTAGTTAAATCGCCAGCTTTTAGAACCACTAGGTAATATTAGCAGCAATAAGCCCTCACCATCAGATAGGGTATATTCTTTCTCTTTTGGTTTAGCATTTTTGATTTCAGTCGGAGATAAAGGTTTTACTATTCTGGCCAT